CATGCGTAGAGTCTTTGCGTGGGGGCCGGACCCCTAGAGGGGTCCACTGTGCGCCTAGCACAGTGGGGGGTGTCACCCTCTCAATATTCTAAGTCTTTCCCCCTCTCGTCTAATGCTTGCTCCTCTTCCTATAAGAGGACCGTAGCGAAGCGGAGGTCCGGGAAACTCTCAACAGTTAATGGCTCGTGGTATACATACTAGAAAAAGAAGCCATGGGACTATGTTGGGATTTAAACGAAGAACCCCCAGTAGATTCTTCAAGAGAAGACGTATCGGTGGAAGACGTTTTCGACGAAATTCTGGATTTACGCAGACTAGTCGTCAGCTTAAGGGATCTAATCCTTTCGCTTTTAGAGGGAGGAAGCTTAAACTCAACAGATGGAGACGAGCCTTGTTCTCGGCTACAAGATTCAAGACTCACTTTAGATCAGTTCTAGCAACTACTGATACGGTTGCGACACCGAATACGGTTACAACTTTAACTCCGTATACAACACCTGCATTAGTTACGGTGCTTAGTAATGAGTTCTGGCATACTAATGGTGGACTACAAGATCCGTCATTTGGAGAGTTACCCAGTTGGGCTGCAGCTGGTGAAGCATCAGATCCTATAACTATTATACTCCGTGGTGGACGATTATGGGTTACGACATCGTTACCGTTGGGAACAGTAGACACATGCAAAATTAGAATTCAACTTATATTTGCAAAGCAACAAGCCAGAAATTTCGCGGATAGTGCAGTCAGTAATTCTTTGGGAATTCCTGGAACTACAGCTGGATATCTGGGTACGGCTGGTATAAATTTGTTTGGTGCAGGGTTTGCTGCTGGAACAACACGTCCGATTGGTTGGTCTATAGATCAAGCTCCAGATTTCGAACAATATTTCTATAAACCTGTTCTAGATCGATCAATAGATCTTAAAGCTGGTGATGCGTTGACAACGTTTTGGAAGATAAAACCTGTAAAGATTGATGTTGGACCTTTCAAAGATGGGGCTGGCTACGCACCTCATTGGATGATTTATTTAGGACAAGATAATAATAGTAATGGTGCAGTTGAAAATGTAGTTGTAACGATTGGTCACAACTTGTCATTTGCCGTAGGTGATACGCTTACTTAGACGTAAGCGCTTATGTAATCATGGGCAGGGAGCGGGGGCAGTATTACCCCCGCTCCCTACCCCTACCCATGTATAAATAGCTTGTCTACCCATCAATAAAGCATAAAACGAATGAGCCGTTCTCGTTCATTCCATTGGTGTTTTACTCTTAATAATTATAGTGAAGATGAGTACACAAAGATTGTCGAGGTTTGCGAATCCAGTTGCAAGTACTGGATCGTCGGCAAAGAAATCGGAGATGGAGGAACTCCTCACTTGCAGGGATACGCCTCATTTCGCCGACGGCGTGATCTCAATGTTGTTCGGCGTGAATTTGGCGGTCGGGCGCATCTTGAAGTCGCAAGAGGTACTTCTCGACAAAATAGAGAGTATTGCTCAAAGGATGGAAATTTTAGAGAAGGAGGTGAGTTTAGTGAAAGCTCAAATAGTTCCAAATTATCAAGAGATGATCTTGGAAAAAAGTTCGCAGAAGAGTTCCGAAGAGGTTATGAAGGATTACATGACTTCTCTGGAGAGCATGCTGGATGTTGGTATTTCAGCGGACATAATTTGCTACGAAACGCTCTAACATTAGAGCGTGCTGTTCATAGACCAAATATAGACGTAAAGTGGATTTATGGTGAACCAGGAGTTGGTAAGTCAAAAAAAGCTCATGAAGATTATCCTGAAGCCTATGTGAAAGATCCAAGAACAAAATGGTGGAATGGATATATGTTAGAAAAAGAAGTAATAATAGATGATTTCGGTCCAAATGGTATAGATATAAACCATTTGTTAAGGTGGTTTGATAGATATAAATGTTATGTGGAAACTAAAGGAGGAATGGTTCCGCTTATTGCGGATAAGTTTATTGTAACTTCTAACTTTGAACCAAGTGATTGCTTCAAAGATAAGGATGGGGTACCGCATCCTCAAATGTCAGCGCTCTATCGTAGAGTGCAAGTTATTGAAATGTGATAATAAAGAATGTTTTGTGAAATGTGTTCTTTCCCGCCGAAGGCGGGAATTTCATGCGTAGAGTCTTTGCGTGGGGGCCGGACCCCTAGAGGGGTCCACTGTGCGCCTAGCACAGTGGGGGGTGTCACCCTCTCAATATTCTAAGTCTTTCCCCCTCTCGTCTAATGCTTGCT